TCAACGTAGCGCTCAGCAGTGATGAACCTGCCGGACACTTTGTGAGAAGTGAGAATGTAGCGAAGAAGTCCGACAGCGGTGGGTGTTTTACCGCAACCGCTCGGCCCGTGAAGAAACAGTCCGTTGCTTTTGGATTCGGCGTTGAGAAACTCCCCAATCGCATAAGCGTTCGTAGGCGACAACCTGTCTGCTGTGTACGTTGCCCCATGCCATCGCGGTGGAAGATGCGCCCATGTCAAGCGCTCTTCAAGAGAACGGTTCTGCCACCAGCGTGCCGATTTCCATTCGGTGGGCGGTGCTCCTACGGTCATTGGGTTCTCCGGAATTGTTGGTAAGTCGCTACGGCTTGGCGAAGCGAGGCGGCGGGTTTGCGGAGAGTAGCATGCCCCATCAAGTCATCCGGGACATTCACGCCATGTTCTGTGAGGCAAGCCACCGCTGAGGCTTCACCGGGTTCGCTCAGGAGCGTGCTGGCTGAGAACAGAAGCGTGGACAACAACTCCGTACCGTCGGGGTGTTGCGTGGCGTCGTAGACCGGGGTGGCGACGATGTCAGCGAGCAGTTCGGGGTAGGTGTACGCCAAGTCCATCGCTCGGCGCCAAATCAGTTTCCGAATACGGGTGTTGATCTCTTCATCCCACGGGAGGACATCGGTGTGCTCAAACTCATCCGCAATCCATCCGAGAATCGGGCTGACGGCGATGATTTCCGTGGCTTCGGACAGCAGGGATGCTTGGACGCTGTTGGCGCAGAAGGATTTCCACGAGGTTGGGGATTCCACATGGCGGGAGAAAGTGAAGAACTTCTCAATCATCCGCTGGAGGTCGGCGGGGGTCACTCCGTTTTTCAGAAGACGCTTGATCTGTACCCGAAAGGCGGGGCGGTCTTTCACTTCCACGGGGGTCCCTCCGACCTGACGGGCCACGAAATTGAAGTGCTGGAGCACATCACTCGTGTCGTGAGCGAGTTTCTCCAAAGCGGGGGTCTCATCCCATTCACGGGTGTCGTCGGGATCGGCGCCAAAAATCGGCATGGATTCTTCTCCTTCGTAAAATGGGCGAAGCCCACAAAGGGAAATGTCTTTAGACATTTCCCTTTGTACTATGTCTCTAATACTATCTCTACTATGGAATTCGCCCTGCTCAGAGGCTCGGGGTGGGGTCACCAGTGACCCCCCTGATAGGTCATGGGTGACCCCCCCTTGGGGTAGGGTGGGGTCATGGGTGACCCCCCTTTTGGGTGGCTTGAAGCGCACCACGATGTGCTTCCCACGGTTCCCCGACAGGCGTTCAGACGAGATGATTCCGGCTGACTCCAGCCATCGGAGAGAGCGCTTAACAGTCTCGGGGGACATCCCCGAAGATTGGGCGAGGACGGCAACGGTCATGGGCTTGGGCCCGGACAGGGGTGTCAGGCGCATGACGGTCATCAAGATGTGCGTGTGCGTGGGCGTTCCACGCTTGCTAATCAGGTCAAATGCCCATATTGGCATTGGGGCAAACGGCCCCTGAATCTTGTTGGTCAACGGTGGCTCCTTGGTGTGGCGGAGACTATACACACAAACCGACCGCAAAGTGTTGCATACACCGATTGTTGAGGCTAGTCTTCGGCTACCGAGTTGGTGGTTCTCCTCGGTAACCGGTGGTGACCGGTGGTGGTTAACAGGCTGGGGCGCTTTGGTGTAGAGTTACTGAAGCGCCCCAGCCCTGTTTTTAAGGAGACCACATGGCATCCAGCACCGGACTCACCAAGTCGCTCAAGGCTCTTCTCTCAGATGTCGTGACTTTCTATTTCATGGCCCATGGCTTCCATTGGAATGTGGAAGGCGAAGACTTCAGCCAATACCATGGTCTTTTCTCAGACATTTATGAAGATGCCTATGGGTCTATTGACCCCATTGCGGAGAATCTGCGGAAGTTGGACGAGTACGCTCCGTTCAATCTACAGAAGTTTATTGAGATGCGGACCATCACTTTTAAAGATGTGTCCCCCACCCCCAAGGCCATGGCTGGGGCATTGCTTACGGCAAATGAGGCTCTCATCAAACAATTGTATGTTACATTTAAGGATGCTGAAAAAGAAAATCAGCAAGGTATTCTTAATTTTATTGCCGAGCGAATTGACATGCACATGAAGTGGTCATGGCAACTCCGGGCATCGACTAAGTGAGGTAACCGTTATGGCTGAGAGTAAGAAAGACCCCCGACTGGCCCGTGCAGGTGTCTCTGGGTACAACAAGCCCAAGGCAACCCCGGACCATCCGACTAAGTCGCACATCGTTGTCGCCAAAGTGGGTGACAAGGTGAAGACCATTCGCTTTGGTGAGCAGGGTGCGGAGACGGCGGGTAAGCCGAAGGAAGGTGAGTCAGAGCGCATGAAGGATAAGCGTGCGTCATTTAAGGCTCGTCATGCCAAGAACATTGCCAAGGGCAAGATGTCAGCCGCTTACTGGGCTGACAAGGTGAAGTGGTAATGGCTCCCCGAAAGACCAGTAACCCCAAGAAGACCACGCAGTACTACCGGGATCACCCGGAGTCTCGTGAGAAAAAGGATGCCTACAACAAGGATTACAACGCTAAGCCCGAAGAGAAGGAGAAGCGTCGTGAACTTGCTGAGGAACGCCGTAAGCGTGGGGTTATGGGAAAAGGCGGTAAGGATATGTCCCATACCAAAGATGGTCGCATCGTGGCGGAGGAACCATCTAAAAATCGTGCACGGAATAGAGGAAAGAAGTAATCATGGCTTCTAAAAAGAAAGTATGGGAAACTAAAGACCCCACTAAGTCTGATAAAAAGTTAACCCCTGAAGAAAAAGCAAAAGCAAAGGCATCTGCTAAAAAAGCAGGTCGCCCCTATCCAAATCTTGTTGATAACATGAATGTATCCAAGAAGAAAGGTAAGTAAGCATGTGTAAGGAATGTGGTTGCGGATTGAGCAACAAGAAGGACCCCGGCTACGGCAAGGGACCGGCAAAGGGCAAGAAGGCTCCTGCCAAGAAGACCCCCGCCAAGAAGAAGTGAAGCGGTAATTAACCCTGAAGAAGTTTCTTCAGACCGTTGAACACTTCCTGAACTGCTCCAACCGTTTCGGCGCTGACCGTAATGGTTTCCACTTTGTCGTTCCACGACAAGGTAAGGCATCCTGTTTTGGGTGTGGGGAAGTCCTCAGCAACTTCCTGCGGGTCCTCTAATACAAGGTTGATTTCCCGCAACCCACCCATCAACAGTTTGACCAAGTCCTCTTTAGAGGCAGACTTATCGTGCTCCCACCCCAACAGTTTTGCCTGACGGCGAAGTGCCGCAATCGGTTGTGAGCGCAATTCATCTTCGGAAAACTTGTCAATCTCAGACTCCGTTTCCCGCTCCTCAATCTGAGGTTGTGTGATTTCCGGGTCAACCACATCAATCGGTGCGAGGGCGTTCGTCAAATCCAACAAACGCATTCCGTTGGCGTGGGCCTTCAGGATCGCAACCTCAGTGCTCGGCTCGTCATCCCACAACACGAGAATGGTGTCTCCACCGAGATCACTCGTTGCCCGCACCGTGGCATCCAATGCGTCGTCGGCTTGGTGGTGCTCCACAGCATCCTTGACCAAGGACTTCGGGACACCATTTCCCACGATGTGGTAGGTGTGTTCAAAGTCAATGATCGCCGTGTACACACGATCCATGCTGTCACTGGGCTTGCCCCCGTACCACGGAAGCACGAAGTCGTTATCACCGACCAGTTCGTTCAGGCTGTCTTCAATGATGTTGGCGGTGGCTCGGCCATTGCCGATGATGCCGATAACGCCTCGTTGTGCCTTGGGCATGTTGTTCTCCTATTTGAGCGACCGGCGCAGAGAGAGGTCGCCCGTAAGAGTGACCAGCCTCAGCACCGAGTGGGTGGCACCAGCGATTGTACTCATCGCCAATCCGGAAAGCAATACATTGTTTTCGGACAACCACCATGACGCGCCGACACCTAGTATGACTCCGAGGAGAACGAGGACCCATGCCCCTAGTTCTTTTGGTATGAGTGTCGTTAGAACATGCAGGGCTTTGTATACCGCTAGCCCACCGATGAGAACCGTCACGGCATGTACTATACACCCGGGATGCTATTGAACAGCAGTTTGGCGTAATTGCTTGCGGCAATGTATGCCTGCTCGGTAGTCGGCACAGCGTATGCGATGTTGTTCTCCACCAGTCGTCGTGAGCGCATGTAGTCCGGGGAGTAGTACGAGAAGTCGGCATTCGGCCCAGCCGCACCCCAGCGATAGTCGTGGGTTCCGTAACTACCACCCGAGCCCCCAGCCAACCAACCACCGTTGACACTGTTTCCGTCAAAGAAGTCCCCGATAACCTTGGGCTCAAAAACAGCATCAGCGACTGTCAATGGGGTTGTGGAATTGATTGAGGCACGGATGATGATAGAACAGTTTTTAATGTCATCCAGCCACTCATAATTACTAACTTCGGGAACTGTGAGTTTCCACCATTTCCTAGTACCACGAAGAGCCGACTGTGTGCGGACGGGAGACGAAGAACTAACCATTGAGATACCAATCTCATTGTTGTACAGTTCCACGGATGTAATTCGGTCATTTACATCATCTATTGAAAAATAGTAGTCAATACCACGCCTGATGGGTACATGTTTGTAAACACCAGATTGGCGAACAAGGTCTGTCAGTTGCACGGCAACCGCAGATGCTGACGAAGAAGTGCCCACGGTGTTATAGCGTTTAATGTTTGCAGAAACGGATACGTCATAACCCACAACGCCCGACTCTTCGGCGTATGTCACCAACTCTGTTGACGGTGTCGTTAACAACGAGCCGGATGCCCGCCAAAAAGATGCGGTATCCACAGAAGCGGCTGTGGTGACAATACCACCAGCAAACCGGGGGTCACGAAAGAGATTTACACGGTTTGAGTAAACCTTAATGTCATACGGATACTTATCCATAGCGGCTATCTTGTGTACACGAAGACGCAGACTAACCGGCTTCATAGTGTCATAAGCAATAAACATATGGAAATACTTTGTTGTTGAAGTAAGTGTTCCATTGCCAACAATACCCATATTTACTTCAACATCCATCTTCGGAGATAAATCTGCTGTACTATTTGGGTGCCGAGTGCTGTTTACAAATCCGGCTGGTCCTACTACCGAGGCAGAGTTATAGTAACTAACGGCGCTAGCCGATTGAGTAGTGTCGGATACCAAAAATCCAATGACTGATGCACCTTGTCCTACCGCCGTTGACCGTGCAGAATACTCTACAAGAATCGATGACGCATTACTACAATTAGGTAAATCTGCTTTCAAACATGCAATGTTAATCGTAGAAACCGAGGCGCCTGAGACCGATGACGCCGTCAACTGCACTGCAGGAAACGTCTGAAGATCAGTACTATTCCAACCAGATGTTAAAGTTGGAGCAGTCACGGTACTAATGGATATCGCTTGACTAGAGGGACGTTCAAGTTTCCATTTTTCACCCGAAGGGTTAGTGGTGTCTGGGCTATTGACAGGGGTGGCAGAGTTACCAGCCAAATAGCCACTTGCTAAATAGTTGCTATTTGTGGGCACAATCTCAGTGTCACAACCAGTAATGGCCGTAATGAATTCTTCAACTCCACGAACACGGCCTTTAATTGTTGGCTGGTATTTATAGAGAGACAACAGGTTACGGGCGCGAGCCCCACCAATTTCTGTTGCGTTGATCGGGATTCCTAGTTGGGCCGCCAGTTGGTTAAGTGCTTCTGTGTTCGCAATGTGGGGGTCATTCTTTTCCATTAAATAATGCGTGGTGGTACGCAAATAATCCATATCCCAACCAACGACATCTAGCATGCGATACAACGGGCCCTTATCCTTCAGATCATCAGGCAAGTTGCCTTCCAAGCCAGTCGTGTAATTCAGCAGGCCAAGTGTTTCGTCATCAAATCTGTAATGCATCGGAATACGACTGTAGAGAAGATTGCGGGACCCATAGTTCAGCGGAACTAAGACTTCTGTAGATGCAACCTTTTCATACCAGTCACGACTAGACACGGAAGCGTATTTAATGAACATGCTGTAGTACGCCCATTTTCCGGATGGAACACCTTCGTGGTAGTACAAAGACACATCATTTTGCTCAGTAATAAGAACAGTATCGCCCTCCGCAACCGTCTGGGGTTGGCCAAACGAGGAATACACGATCTTCACTTCCGACGGTTGTGGTTGTCCAGTTAGCGATGTTGCAAGAGCAATACTTAAGCCCCACGATAACTTAACAGTGTTGTAGTCCGTAGGAATAACTTCAAAGAAACCTCGGCCAGCCTCATTTGGTGGAGTCGTGTATCCGTAACCCTGTAACGGCGAACTATCGTCAATTCCGGCAGTGCTGAAAGCCGAGGGGGGTTGTTGAAGAAACGACCCATAGGCGACGTTGGCTGTAGTTTTTTTGAGGGTAAATGATTCGTATGCCATTACGGTGCGGCCACCCCATTGATTGCAGTTATAGTAATGGCTGGTTTATCATTTGCTGTGTCCCAACCAATCTTGAACAGGCTTGTTGCTCCTGAAGGTATTGTTCCGGACAACCCGCCAGTACTGGTGATCGTGTTGCTCGTAGCACTGACTGTGTTAAAACCAGTCACAACCGCGTAATCCACGCCCTCAACAGCGAGGATGGCGCGATAAATGTCTCCAATGGTCATTGTTTGATTAAACGAGACGTTAGTGAATTCAAACAAGTTAAGTATCGCAGAATTGACGCCTGTTTTAACTGACTCTTGAATATAGTTGCTTTTTACATACAAAGTCACGTTTACATAAATCTGTGTCAATGAAACAGTTGCTGGTACTGTCACTGTGCGGATGCCAAGCATTGCCTTAGACAACAGTTCAAGTTGAACCGCATTTCTGAGTGCCGAGGACACAGAGATAGATGATGCTGAAGTCGTAGTGTAATCCGTTTGATCTTCAAGTGCATACACCGTAACTGAGGCACCAGCGGTGGACGCACCTGTATACACTGCCGTGGCTTTTGCTACGGATGGAACACCGCGGGCCAAATCCACAAAGTCCGACAGCGTGACTCCCGAATCTCGCACACGCATCATGCTCGGCAAGGCATTTTTAATAGATTCTGGAGATTCATTGTCACGCCCACCAGTGGCCGCGGCATTATTTTTGATGTTTGTCAAAGTTGGGAATAACGAAGAGTTGATACTCTTGATTGTGTTTGGTTCAACATTTCCTGAGACGCCATCACAGGTTGCAAATGTAGCAGTGATTGTTGTACCAACTGGAGGAATACGTCCGTTCAAGCCGTCGCCAAAGACCACTTGAGTACGACCAGCGCCGTCATAAGTAACCGCAAAAGCAGATTCACTGGAAGTCGCAAACGTCAATTGCGGGGTTACCAACCATTCCACAGGGGCACCAGCCACACCTTCACCAACATAGACTCGTATTGAGGACACATCAATCTTCGTGCCGTATAAGTAGAAGCGCTGTCCCGGGGTGCCATCACTCGTAGTTGCCCCAGACTCGTTTATCAACGTAGTCGGGTTTTCTACTTGCGTACCCTGACGCAGTGAGACGGTTACTGTAGATGAAGATGCCGCCGTCACAGCGCTTACGCTGTAGAACTGGACAGTTCCGTACTTCGGGGACTTAGCCGTGAACTTCGTGCCGGACGGGATAGCAACGGACGCACTCCCCACATTTTCCAAAGTCACATAAGCCGTAGCCGCGTTAACAGGGTTAGGGGTATAACCATAAAGATTGGCGAAAGCCAACACCGTAGACGGTTGGGTTGCCGTCGGCAAAAACGCCTCGGTGGCGGCTCGGTCAATGTAGTAATGCATAATATCCGCCGCATACGCCCACAAATCAACCAAGGCCATGGTGAAGTCAGAGGGATCACGGTCGGTCCAATCAGGGATTGAACGACCAGCGCGTTCCAAGAGGGACTCTCGAATGGTGGAGTAATCCCGGTTCGTGTAATCAAAAGTAGCCATTAAAAACCTCAGTCCTAACCGTTATCTGTAAGTGTAACATCAAGTGTCCTAACGGCGTTACCGCTGGGTAACTTGTACTGGACAGTCACCTGCACTGATGCCCATGCATCCTCAATTTCTGGCATTGAATCAGTCTTTATCTTAATGTCTACGATTGATACACCGGATATGTAATTCGTAATTTCAGACAACACCGTGGTTCTATAGTCAGCCCAGACCAGATCACTGACGGGCTCAAACAACATGTTGTAGGAGTTACCGCCGTAGTTGGGGCGCATAACTCGCTCACCGTAGTTGGTTACCATAAAGTTGATTATCTTTTGTTCTATTATCTTAAAATAATCGTATGTGTCCGAAGTGCTTCCGCTCACATAATTGAAGGGCATTTTTAGAGCGATCATAATGCGTACATTTCCTCCATGGAATAGGTGGATTGCCAGACGCCATCCAACAACACCGGGTTCGGGGGTTCGGTGTAGGTAGAAACTGGATAAACAGTTTTACTATAGTCCTTTAGCGCATCACTTATTAACCGCGCCTCTGTCAGCATTCGGTCATGCGTGATCGTCTGACAAACACTCTGGACATACCAAAGACCATCAAACTTAGAACTAAAATTACCCACACGGACCACCCCACCGGGGATAACTCCTGCGATCCCAATTGTGCTGAGGTTGAGCATAAACACATCTCGTGCCCGACTCTTACCTCGGACAATGGCTTCTGCCAACTCAAGCGTGGTAGCACTCTGGTTCAGAACATCTGTTCCCAACCCTCCGTAGCGCTTACCAAACTCAGATTCGGGGCGCTGATATGTATCGGAGTAAAAGTCTCCAGTCTCGTTCAATGAAAAAAGAGACTTTAGGTTTGCCTTTTTAAATGGGTCACCGAACTCGCCATGCAGTTCTAGGATTGACCCGGGAAAGTTCATGTCTGCTCCTCCACGCTCGTGCAAATTGAGCATCTCGTGATAAGAGATTTGGCGTGAGATGGATTTGGTGGGGTCCCAGACATGGATGTGCGTACCGTGAACGCTGAAATGCAGACCATGGAGTTCGCAGACCTTGGTCAATAACGCCCAGTCTGTTTCACTAGATTGTGTTAGGCGAGGCAAAGTGATGTTTGTTGTAGGAACAGAGAAGGTAAATTTGTATTTTGTTGCAATATCTTTAACTATTTGTTCCAACGTCGTGGATTGCCAGATGGCGTTACTCTTGTTAGACATGGCGCGGGATGCTCCGAGGCACACAAGATTCAGTTTTTGAATTGTGTATCCAGCAACGACACCGCCCGTGGTCGTGTACTCAGGCTCAACGCTGACAATGTATCCATAAAATGAATGACCGCTATCTCCCTGATAACACTTGATACGGATACCACGATCTAGGTAATCCGTAACCAACGCCCCCGGGACACCAGCCAGCGTTACAACTGCCATGTCATGGTGATTAACCTCTAACTCAAGACGAACGCGAACGATGGAGTTTTTGTAAATGTCAACTCCGTCAATCACCACCTCGGTACTGGGTGAACTGGGCTCGTTCGTCTTAAAGATCATCGTTCAGGTATACGGATCGGAGTTCCGGCGGGGATGCGGTCGGGGAACGGAACATGGGGGTTTAAATCAGCGATCTCCCAGTACTGCTCTGAGTCCTTGAAATATTTATACGCCAAACTGTCAAAGGTCTCACCCTCCGTAGAAATAATGGTTGTGAAGGAGCGTGGGTTCCTCTGCTTGCGGAGTGCTTCAATGGCTATGTCACCCGTCGTGTTTGTAGCAGACTTGACATACCTTGATTTACTTTTGAATACGATAGTCATAGTTAATACCTAGTTTAAAATGGTAGGAATACTTGCGATTGTGGCATTGATAGCGACGGTCTAACATGAAAATAGGAGTTGAGGTTTCCCAAAGGATAGTCGCTTAACTTTCCTTTCAGTGTAATGCTGTTTCCATCATTGTCCGTAATTACGGATTCCACTTCCACCTCAGCAAACAATTCAATATCCTCAACTGTTTTTCCATTTGGAATAGCATTTACAAAGTAAAGATTCTTTGCTATATTTTTTGCCGCATTCCCACTGTATCCGGGGCTTAGGCTTGCCAATTTGGTGTTTGACACATCTGTAATGTCGCTTTGCTTAGTAGCGCCACTTCCTCCTAATGCTCCATACTTAACAAAGTCTGTATAACTACTTATGGGAGGAGCAATTAGTGGGCCAACCTCTAATATCGTCACATCTGAAATACCAGTGCCTGTCTCCGATGGGTCCATATCTCTTCGGAAAATACGCGCTTTTGTAACTTGATGGGTTACCGATTTGATATTTCCTTGTGCGACATACTTAATAAACGCATATCTAGAATCGGTCGTTTGGAGCGCCTGCTCCGCGCTAAAGCCAACATCTTTAAATGTATACGCAGACCTAAATCCGAACTGAACAACTAGCGTGTCAAAACTTAAGATATTCTTAATCTTGTACTCCCCAGTCCCGGGAGTGCACCATTTATTTGGGTTGTCATTGTTATCAGTACCAGCAATCAAGATTTCATAATCATTTTTTAATGACGACACCGCAGTCTGTAATTGATAAAATCTGGTGTTAACTACCGTTGTGTCAGGGGGAACTGTGGGCTCTTGCTCAGACGCTTCTCTTGCCTTCTCCAGTACTTCCGTCAAGAATGTCTTTTCACGGGCAAACCCGATGTACCGCGCTTCCATTTGGATAGCCAAAGTCGCCGTAACGGGAATCATGTTGCGAGAGAACTTTGTAAACAACAGATTGACACCAGTTACATAACCATCAACCATGTACAAGGATGAGAAAACTACCCGCACCGGGTTAGGGATGAGGAAGGCACGGTTTGATTCATTGCCTAACGTAGTGAGGCGCTCTCTAACAGTTTCATCACTCCAAAGGTTTTCATCGGTTGATGCAGTCTCTGCCGTAGTTAGATTCGTCGCTACTCCAAAGTTAGTACAACTGACACCGGGATTGCTGTCATAAGAAATTTTAAACGTGTAAGGAGTTACATTGCTTACTTCACTTACTTCCGCTGATGAAATGTTAAAATTGACTGGCAAACATCCGCTAATGGATACAGCATTTCCATTAACAACAAAATCTTTGGTTGAATGCGTAACTTGAACTACCCATTTACCGTCAGATTCTATGGGGGTAGAAATAGCAGAAATATTAGATGTAGTCCCCCCGCCAGATTCTGTATCTGATGATTGGTATGAGTATTGAATCTGCGCTCGTTTAAGCGCAACCTCAACGGCTTCGGGGTCAACTCCGACACCAATGACTTTGTCCAGAACATTGATGTCTGCTAGAACACCGATCTCATAGGCTGACGCCCTATCACTCGTTAAATCCCCTAAATCGCGGGCCCGCTGTGCCTCGGTAACCCCAGCGTTCACCTCAGCCTGACGATCCAACATAATTTCAAATGAAAAGTTGGCCTGACCCGGAACCGGTAAGGTAAGTTCACCCGGGGTCAACAGCAGGGGATTAAGCATGTCGGTGTTCATCACCAAGTTACGCATCAATGCTGGTGGATTGAACTGGAAGAAGAACCGACGATCAGCGTTAGTTACTCCCGCGATTCGGTTCAAGGACCGAATAAAGCCCTTGGTTTGGCGGTTGCCCGAAGTGCCTGCTTGAGGACCAATCCCCAACTTTGTTTGAAATGGGCTTGGTTTTGGGTATAGGAAAGGTTCGTTATCCCGCCATGTCGGGGTTAACGCATTACTACCAGTAATACCCTCAATATTATCTTCGGAAGAGAAATACCATTGATTATCACGGTAACCAGTCATCAGTAACTCCTCATCAAGTATCGGCGTGCTTCTTTTTCAAGCAACATTGTTACTTGTTTTGCCGCCTGCTCATAGTCGGCAGACGGATTATTTGTTGCTTGTATGTTGATAGTAGGAGCAATATTAATAGTAGTTCCACCAACCATACTCACCTGTGAACCGCCACCACTGCGAGAGGACGCAACACCCGGAACCATGGGGTCACCGCTCTTATCGGCTTCCCGCACGGTAGCGGCGGCGGCGGCAAGGTCGACCCCTCGGAACTGCGTGCCATTTGGCCCCCACGGGTTCCAACCACGACCGTTGAACATGGCACGAGCAATGCGGGAGTTTGTTGACGGATCAAACAAATCTTCGTTACTAGAGATGCCCCATGCCTTACGGTTAGCCTCAGGGCTTGTCTCATTAGGATTCATATTAATCTGGAACAATCCATACGAATCATCACGCCCGCCACGCAAGTAGTTGTCATTATGCGAGCGGGGGTTCCAACGAGATTCACGCCATGTCACGCCCACGGCCTCAGTTAGTTGCGGCCCCCAGCCATTAGCACGAAGGATGCTAATGAGGCTCTTGGGGTCCAGAGACTGACCACCACCGGTCAAGGGGTTGGCATTTCCGGTCATGGTACTACGGGCTTTACGACCCGCTGTGGCTCGCGCTGGACTACCTCCGGGATTAGACAAACCACTAAGCCGGTTACTGTTGACAAAGGACTCAATCATTTGTGACTGCGATTGTCCGCGGAAAGCAGTTATTGTCAGACCGCCACCACTACCGTGTGCCCCTGCTTCATCAGCCATTGCGCGAGAAGCCTGACCTCTACGACGACGCTCACCAAAACTGTCGGTTTCTTTGAAGTTCCCATCCGAACCCCACGGGGCGCCCTTTGCTTCGTACATACGGCGAGATTCAGGCAATTCCGCAGGCTGAACGTGCCATGCCTCACCATTAACAGAATCAAAGTGCTTCAAACCAAATCTATGGGCGTTCTCCTTCAGCCATTCCATGTCACCCGTGAGGTCAGCCGCCAAACCAATTTCGTGCATTGACCGTCCGGGGGGAGCGGCGGGTGCTCCCGATGTGTGTTTGTAGTACTGACCATTCCATTGAATGTCGGTAACTTCGTTTGTCGGGGTGTAGCGCGACCGGAACATTGCTTCTTGTTCTGAGGCACTTCTATAACCACCACCAAACCCAACCCGGCCACCAGAAGCAACCATCAAGCGCGTCAAGCGCTCGCGCAGTTGGGGGTGTAGTTTTTGGAATTTAGGGTTGCTCTTGATTTGATCAAGTGTGGCTGGCTTTTTCCCATAGGTTGGGAATGTCATCTGCGATGATGGGTTTGCCGGAGCCTGTTGAGTTTCAGGCGGGTCACCTTCAGAAGCCCCAGCAACGCCAGTAACCAATGCACCAGCACCCATGAGGAATGGCGCAAAAGGCTGTCCACCGGGAATAAGTGCCGCCGCCATACCTGCCGCCGATAGCGCAGGACCAGCAAACTTACCAATTGACTTAAGAATACCCTTTTCGTTTTGGTATTTAATATCCTTACCAATAAGTGCCTGAAGTCTGTCTTCCAATGCCGCAAACGCCTCAGTCAGGTTTTGAGTACGGCGTTCAAGCGCCGCATAATTGTCTGTTTGACGGGAGTAAAACCGTTCTTCGCGGTTAACCTTAAACGACTCTGTTACCTCTTGTTGAAGCGCAAAGTTGTCTTGGATTCCCATGATCTTGCGATGTTCTTTATTCGCCGGATCATAGAGTTGGTTGCCATTAGCCTTACCGCCGACCTTGTCTTTAAAGTTGGCGTTGGCCATAGCGTATTGGATGACTTGGTCTTGAATGTCACTCCCAACACCCATGTAGGACAAGGTTGTGCGAGTGCGGGAGCCTTGAACAAGGGCGCCTTCCAAATCCTTGCCGGAGCGATCTAACAACCCTGCGCTACGGGCAAGTTGCTGGATAACTTCCATGCTGGAGCGTTGACCACCACCGGGCTTGTACAGACTCATACCGCTGGTCATAAGCATGCGGTTTGCTGTCTGGGCCGACCCCAACTCGGTAACCATCTGTGCGCCCTGACCAGCAGTAATTGAGAATCCGCTGAGGACTCGCATTGCCTCTATGGACTTCGCTTGTTGTTGAGCGTTAATTCCGTACTGAGACTGCATTGCCAGCAGTTGGTTAGCCCCACCCATGCCGAGGAGCATGTACTTTTGCGTTAGGGGCTTACGATATTCATTTCGGTATTCTTTGTTACTGACTCCCATGATCTGCTGGTACATGACAGCCATTTTGTCTGCCGCAGAGGAATACTCATAGCCACGAGCAATACGGGCGTCAAGGCTTTTATCTATGGAGCCAATAGCACCACCAATAGCACCACCGACGGCAGAAAACATGTCTGCCTTGCCCATACCCATCATGGCGCCCATGCCACCCATGGCCCCGCCACCGCCACCACCCGTGCCACCGCCTGAGCGGACGGCATCCATGATGTAAGAGGTACGCGATGGGGTTGTGGCATTGCCCATGTTGGCGGTGACATAGCCCGCATTGGCTATACCGCCAGAACCCGCGACTCCACCACCAATGCCAGAGAACGCGCCTTTTGCTTTGCTGATGCCTTGGGTTAAGCGCTCAGTAACGCGCAGTTCTTGATTAAGAGCCTTGACTTGGTTAACTACGGCCTTAATCCCCTTAGCAGAAACACCACCGGTAGAGGAGCCGGACACAGATGCGAAGGGGTCTACCCCACTTCCACCTCCTGTGATATTAGGTTCTGCCATAACGCGCCTCCGCTATAAGGGTTTCCACTTCGCCATGTCCACCCAGTACCGTCTTTCTCGGGCAGACATTTGTTTTATTTCTGTAATTGTAAACCCATTATACGCAGAGGCTATAGAGTCGTAGTCCCAATATAGATTTTGAATGTTAGCCAAATAGAAGTGAGACCCAATCAAGTACTAGCACTACGGGCTCTCCGCAGTGTGCACAAGGGGTATTCACCTCCTGCGGCTCCGGACCAACCTTGGTTTCAAAGATGGCATTGATAACCTTTGAACGGTCCCCGACAGACAGGTTCTTAGCCCAGTTAAGGGGATCGCCAATCCGTGAGTCCCTCACCAGACACCGTGAGATCATCAAGGTGTTTTGCTGAGGGCCGTTCAGGTTGGGTTGAGCAACCCGCTTACTGTCCTCGGCATTTGGGAGACGGAACTTGTATGTTTTTCCGTCTCTCAAAGTTACTTCAATGTCCTTACGAGCCACCTCAGCCGACCCCGTGACCGGGAAGTCACGTTCGATGTCCACTACCAAGTCGTTGTCCTTACGGCAGTGGGGACAAGTGACCTTGAACTCCCTAATGTTGCCGTAGGTTGCCTTGATGATGGCCAAGAACAAGATGTCCCGGTCACCAATAATTAGTTGATCAATAATTTCGGGCGACTTCTTGATGTCAATCTCACCTATGGTAACAACAGCACGCTTCAGAAGTTCTACTGAATATGAGGCGTACTGCAAACCGCCTGCGGGATTCATTGAGGCCAAGTACTCCTCATCAAGCCCCGTCATCTCGCGCACCACAGCAGTTTCCTGCCACCCATCTACGCTTTTGTACCCTGCAATCAGGTCTACCGAAAGATTGGGGGATGGTGCGATAGTCGGCGGGGCGTCATCGTTCAACACCCGATCCAAATTGTCAACAGTCATTTTGTTCTCCTATTTAATTAGTTCAGGATTAATTGAGCCAGTCAATAGTAAATCCTTCGTGATTCAACGTCATTTGCTGAATCATAATGGAACTACTACCAGCGTTCAGGTCACTCAAAGCATAGCCTGCGGGCCAAGCGTTGTAGATCGTGAACTTCAATTTGGCATTACCCGGCTTTACAGCACCATCCAAATTGGATGGGGTGTAGGCATAACCAGTATTCCCACCAGCGGCAATCTTGCTGGTGTTCGGATGGTCATACACTGTGACCGTAACGTCACAACGATAATCCGTTGTGGTGCCATCGGAGGTACCAGCGGCACCCTGTGACCACGAGTGAATGAACTTCTGCCAGTTCCACAGTTGGTCTTGCTTTTCAATGACACCACGGCTAAAGGTAATCGGGTTGAAGTCAGACTGACCGACCATCTTGTGCGGGTGCGTGTTCATACCACCCTCACGGTACGGAATCATCTCATTTGTAACCGACAAACCGGTGACCACGGCAAAGCCAAGATTGCCAATACCCTCAGTTTCAACTCTGAGTTCTTCGTCAATCGGGACGATATTCACCGTGAATTTAAAATCCCTCAAAGGATCAGTTCGTGTCAACCGAAATTGGTTGGGCGATGCGGGCATAATTACTTCCTCCTACTATTAAAGATTCTCAGCGGTGTTTGCTCCGCCGATCCATTGACTGACATTGATAACGATGAACTCTGCCGGATACAGCAGGGACACGCCGACCTCAACATTGACCTGACCAGCCGAAATGGAGGTGTTGGTGTTGTTGGTGTCATCGCAGAGGATGTAGAAAGCCTCATTAGCAGTGCGCCCACGCAGACCACCCGAACCCCAGAAGTCAGTCAAAAAGCGATTGAGGCGCATCTCAATCGTTTCCCACAAGCGCTCATCGTTCGGCTCAAACACCGCAAACTGCGTCAACGACTTCACCGAAGCCTTGACGTAGTTCAAAGAACGTCGGATCGGGATGTACTTATCCGGGTAGTTCTTCTTCAGAGTGCGTGCTCCGTTAATCGTAATTCCGCCACCGGGGATCGCACGGAAGGTGTTGACACCAGCCTCATACAGGGTTCCTGCGACAGATTCCGTGTAAGCAGTTTCCAAGCCAATCGCATTGGCAATCTGGACGCTGAGGCCAGCGGGGGCCTTAGCGACACTCCGCTCCCGTTCCATACGGGCGTAGATTCCCGCAACAGCGCCACCCGGGTAGCAGTTACGAATAGCACCAATACCGCTCTTAGCCGGGTCCAACATCTTCAACATCGGGTAGTACACCGCACCAAAGCCAGTGGAGGTGTTGTACGAAGCCGTAACAGCGGTGACCGCCGCCGAGGTGGTTCCACCAGCGGCAGGGTCAATGATCACAAACGAATCACCACGAACCTCAGCCTTTGCCAAAGCCACATTAATGACCGTTGCGTTGCTCACACCAACGAGGTTGATGATGATCGGTTCCTCAATTGCATCCAGTGTGTTCAAAGCCGCGGTGTACCCTGCTTGAAGCGATCCGCTATCGGTTGCTCCATTACTACCGCTCGTAAAGTATGCGTTAGACGCCAGCGTCGGGAAGGCCGCCGTGACGCTAGTTCCCGGGGAAGCAAGCACGTTGGATACCGTGACATATGCCGAGTACTCATTCAAGATAGTCCCGACGTAACGACTGGCGGTCGGATCAAGAGAGAGTTCCGTCCATGACTCAACTTCCGAGCCGTTCAACGACAATGACAAATTAAAAGTGGGGTAATCAGTGGCGGTAGCGGTAACTGAACCAAGTGTGGGCGTAGCCACCAATCCAACATTTGCCACACTGGCCGCACTGTTGGCCCAAGCACCAGCGCTACGGGCCGACAACGTAAAGGCAGTAGATGCAGTCGCAG